TCAATCTTTGATATGATGGCTGATAAGCCTCTTAGACATACTTTTGTAAAAGGTACAATGTCTGCGATTGGTCTTTACTCTACACTTTACAAATACTCAGATCCAAAGAGTATCGTGGTACTAGACGATTGTGATAGTATTCTTTTTAATGAGGACGCACTAAACATTCTTAAGGCGGCACTTGACAGTGGTAAGAAGAGGAAGATTTCTTGGAACTCTGACTCGCATTTCTTAAGAAGGGAAGGTGTTCCTGATACTTTTGAATTCAAAGGTTCAGTTATCTTTATCACTAACTTGAAATTTGATAAAGTTAAAGGCAACAAAATCAAAGACCACTTGGAAGCAATTCTTTCAAGGTGTCACTATCTTGATTTGACTATGGATACTGCAAGAGATAAAATCTTGAGAATTAAACAGATTGCTAGAGACGGTGGTTTGTTCGATACTAAAGGTTTGAGCAAGGAACAGGAAGTTGAAATTATTGACTTCATGGTTGAGAATCAAAAGAAATTGAGAGAAGTTTCTTTGAGAATGGCTCAGAAAATTGCAGACCTTAGAAACATGTCTAAGACTGGAGACAGATGGAAAGCATTAGCCGAGACAACTTGTATGAAGAGGTCAGCGGCTTAACAGTTAACTAAGAGCCATCTTAGTTAAAACCGGGACGGTATTAGGTTTCTCTCACTCGCCTAATACCGTCTTTTTTTATATCTACTCTTGCATTTTCATTCGAAACATGCTATAATTTAATCATAATGAATATTGAAGAAACAAAAGAAAAGATTATAGAAAATCTTAAAGGCGTACATGACCCTGAAATGGGTTGTGACGTTTATAATCTTGGATTAATTTACGAAGTAAATGTAGGCGAAATGCCTGATACTAAAAAGTACTGTAATATCGTTATGTCCTTAACTAGTGCTTTTTGTCCAGCCGCAGATATGATAGTTAATGATGTAAAAGGTGCGGCTCTGACAGTAGATGATGTTATTGATTGTCAAGTAGAAGTAACATTTACTCCTCAGTGGACACCAGAAAGATTAACAGAAGATGGACATGCATATCTAAACTATATGTATTCGGATTATATGGATTGATAAATGAAAGAATGTATCATTAAAATTAAAGATGAAGTAAACATTAAGTTGGAAGGTTTGGATCCTGGTACACGTAGAAAGTGTTCGAATAAACTCAAATTCTTTTTACCACATGCTTATCATATGCCAGCTTATAAACTTGGTCGTTGGGATGGTACAGTTAGATTTTGTGATGTAGGTGGAAGAACATTTTTAAATCTACTTGATGATATTCTTCCTGTAATTATGGAAGAAGGATATCAAGTAAAGATTGATGATGACCGACAGACTCATAACTTAGAATTTACACAAGTAAAGGAAGATTATTGGGGTGATGCAGTATGGCCAGCTGGACACATAGCAGAGGGCCAAAAGATACGTTTAAGAGACTATCAGGTAGATATCGTCAATAAGTTCATAGAACACCCTCAATGCCTACAAGAGGTCGCCACAGGCGCAGGAAAGACTATAATAACTGCTACGTTATCTAGTCTAGTAGAACAATATGGTCGTAGTATTGTAATTGTTCCAAATAAAGATTTGGTTAGACAGACATTTGAGGATTATGAAAACTGTGGATTAGATGTAGGTGTGTACTTTGGTGATAAAAAAGATATCGGTAAAACACATACAATCTGTACTTGGCAAAGTTTAAATTCATTATTAAAAAGAAGTAAAGCCGGAGAGGCTAATATACAAGATTTTATTGAAGACGTTATTTGTGTTATGGTTGATGAGGTTCATCAGGCAAAAGCAGATGTATTAAAAGATTTACTTACAGGTGTCTTTTCTAATGTACCAATTCGTTGGGGGTTAACAGGAACTATACCAAAGAGTGATTGGGAATCGGCTTCATTAAGAAGTTCTTTAGGAGAAGTTATTCACAAACTTGCGGCTAAAGAATTACAAGACCAAGGAGTACTCGCTAAATGTCATGTTAATATTGTACAGACGGCAGAGACGGCTGAGTATGGTGACTATCAGAGTGAACTAAAGTTTTTATTAGAAGATAAAAAACGTATGCAATATGTGGCAAACATGATTAAAGATATAGCTAAATCAGGTAACACATTAGTTTTAACTGGTAGAATTAGTAACGGTAATATGTTACAAGACTTACTTGATGGTTCTGAATTTGTTCAAGGATCAATGAAAGTAGTTGATAGAAAAGATGCATACGATGAAATAAATCAAGCAACTAACTCAATAACTATTGCGACTTACGGTGTCGCCGCAGTGGGAATTAATATTCCAAGAATATTCAATCTGGTTTTGCTTGAACCAGGCAAAAGTTTTGTAAGAGTAATACAATCAATAGGACGAGGTGTGCGTATTGCAAAAGATAAAGATTTTGTTAATGTTTGGGATGTAACTAGTAGATGTAAATTTAGTAGACGCCATTTAACAGAACGTAAAAAGTATTATAAGGATGCTCAGTATCCTTTTACAATAGATAAGGTAAATTACTAATGAAAATTTTAACACCAGAAAACATATGTTATGAAATGAATTCTCTCCCAGAGAATGAAATTGAAGACATAAGATATTGTGTAATGGATGTAACGGATAAAAACGAACCAGATTTTTTCTTTATACCGTTAGTATTCATTGAAACATTTAACGCACCTAGTATTAATTTAAGTATAGGTCCTTGGACAATAGAAATGCCAATCGATTGGAATATTCTTATCGGGGATCCAGATATGGGACAATTAGAATTTATTCCGTTGACAAGTATTAATGAAAGACCCTTTCAAACTATCTTGACAAATCCTCTCGCAGGCTTTACAATGGGATGGGAAGACATAAAAGTAAACAACGTATTTGCAGATGTAAAATGGTTTTTTCCAAAACTCAAATATGGTCATATATTAGTTATACCATTAGAGCATGGACCAAAACCAAAATGTGCATATTTCGTAAAAGACTTAAATAGAATACCAGACGTATTAAACAGTTATGACTTTTTTTAAGGAGTAAACAATGGCAGAAAAAATACCATTAAAAGAAATTCTCGGTGCAATGGATCGCCGTGATTTTAATTGGTATTCGAATCTTGATGATGAGAAAAAGAAACAATTTTCAAGTTGGTTATTTCTCAGATATGCAAGTAGTGCCAAAGGTAAAGACAAAGATGAAGTTCTGTTGAATACAAATGAATTTGTAAACAAGTATTATAAAGATTTATATAAACATGAAGATTTGATGTGGAAGTTATTTTGTTTAACTTCTACAGGAAAAAATCAGTTTCATGAATATATAAAACCACCAAACTCACGTATCAAAACAGATACAATATCACAGTTTATATCACAAACATTCCCTCATATGAAAGGTGATGAAATTGAATTGTTTAGACAGTTGAATTCAGATGATGATATAAAACAAATGGCAAGAGATACTGGAATGAGTGATAAAGAGTTTGATGATATTTTCGGTAAAACAAAAACTAAGAGGAAAAAGAAATGACAAACGATGAACTAGTGAATACAATTAAAGTACTTGTGAGTGAAATCGAAGTACAAAAGGCAAGAATTCAACCGCATGATACTGGTCATATTCATACTACTATTGGTGTATTAGAAGACAGAGTAGAAGAACTTGTTAATGCAGTGAAAGGCGTAAGTAATGAGTGAAGAAGTAACTGAAATTAAAGTAGGTGGCTCATATGACATTAATGCTTACTGGAAGAAAAGTCTAACAGAAATTGAAATGTTTAGACATGAAAGTGGCAAAGCACTTAATACAGAAGTGCTATGGCGCAATGGTACATTTAGAATTACTATAACAAACGAAGAAGAATGCCAATACTTGCAATCATCTTTAGGTGAAGATGGTGAAGAATGGGATTTCGAAGATTATGAAAATATCGAAATGATTGACTCATTTGATGGTTGTGCAGAAGACTTTGTTTTTTATGGAAGTGGCGATAACGCATGGTCTGATGAAGATAAAGAAAAACTTGAAGAAGACTATGATGCTCAATTGGAAAGTGAAGAATGGCAATCCCGATATGAGTTTTTAGAAGAAAAAGGTTATGAGTCACAGGGTTGCAATTGGATAATCCATGGCGGCGTTTCAGCCGTAGAGGCAGATGGAGAAGCCAATAGTTACTAAACCGAACGGACCCGTAGTTCAGCTGGATAGAATGCCTGTCTACGAAACAGGAGGTCAGAGGTTCGAATCCTCTCGGGTCCGCCAGAAAGAGAAGTCTATGTTTGAATGTAAATTTTGTGGTAAAAGTTTTAAGAGAGAAAAGACTCTTATTGCCCATATGTGCGAACAAAAAAGAAGATTTACAAACAAAGATTCGAAGTATGTAAGATTAGGATTTCTTGCATACAATCGTTTTTATGAGATATCTCAAAGAGGCACAAAACAAAGAACGTATGAAGACTTTTCTAAAAGCAATTATTATACTGCATTTACAAGATTTGGTAAATACATTATAGAAGTGAATGCTATAGACCCAGAAAAGTTTATAGATTTCGTTATAACAAGTGGCGTAAAGCTGGATAAGTGGTGTTCTGATACTGTATATGAAACTTATATCAGAGAACTAAATAAAAAAGAGACAGCCGAACGTGCAGTTGAAAGAGGCATCTTATTGATGCAACAATGGGGAATGGAAAATGATAGACCGTTTAATGTATTCTTTAGGGAGATTAGTAAGCCACGTGCTATACACTGGATCAAATCCGGACGCATTAGCCCTTGGATTATTTTTAATTCTATGTCTGGCACTGAACTTTTAAATAGTTTCAATGACCATGAATTAAATTTGATTAATGAATATCTTGAGCCTACTTTCTGGACAAGAAAGTTTGAGGTCAGAAAAGATGATGTTATTTTTGTAAAAGAGATTCTAGAGAAAGCAGGTATTTAAAATGAGTGAAGACATTACAAAAAGAATTGAACAAGTAGAAAAAAAGGTAGATAAATTACAAAAAAGTTTAGATGAACTAAATGCAAAGCTAAGTAAACATATAGAGTTCATTGACAAAACATACGAAGGATTAAGAAATCCTATCGATGCGGCTAAAAGATTTTTACGGAGATAATATGGCAACCAAAAAAGTATCAAAAGCGACTTCAAGGGTAGTAGAAATACAAGAAGACCCTGATACGAAAGAATGTTATTTTGTTTTACCACAAGATGTTATAGAAAGTCTTGGCTGGAGTGACGATGATGAATTAGAATGGGTTGAAAATCCTGATAAAAGTTGGTCACTTAAAAAAGTACGTGAGGACAAAAAAGATGGATGAGGAAGACAAGTACATTTATGAAAGTCCAGATGGAGGAAAAACAGTGACTAGAAGAAAGTTTGGAGAAACTGAAAAAGAATTATTAGAAGAATACAACGAAATTCAGACTTGGAAAAACGAAGAAGATTATTTAGATTTAGAACATCAAGAAAAGTCAACAACTACTTTGGAATTGGGACCAGATACATTGACTACATCAGGAATTGATTATTCATGGACTACGTCTGCAATGCCATCAACTGTTACATTAGGTCCTGCAACTTTTGAAGATTATGAACCTGATTTAAATGTGACAGTAGACGGAAAAGAAAGAAGTATGAAAGATGTTATAAAGCAAGTAGACGATATTTCAAAAAGATTAAAAGTATTAGATACACCAGATGAAAAGACCTTAGAAAAATATAAAATACTTGCTGATATATATGAACAATATAAAGTTGCTGATGCACTATTAAATGCACCGGGCCCGGAGGATGACAATGAAGAACATTGATTATGATTGGTCTAAAGTAGAAAAAGGCATTCAACACATTGCAATGCAGATGTATGAAAGTGAATGGAGACCTGATTATATTGTTGGCATAACACGAGGTGGTTTAGTACCGGCAGTTATGTTATCTCATATGACTAATATTCCAATGCACACACTTTCAATACAACTTGGTGCAGAAGGACTTGAAGAAAATACAGAAAGTAATTGTTGGATGGCAGAAGATGCCTTTGGTTATAAAGACAAACAAAAAAATATTTTAGTTATTGATGATATTAATCGTGGCGGCGATGCTCTTGCATGGCTTATGAACGATTGGAAAGCAGGGTGTTTGCCTAATGATACATTAACTTGGGAAAGTGTATGGCACAATAATGTTAAGTTTGCATCACTTGTTATGGATCCAAATTCTATCGTAGATACTGATTACTATTATGAAGAACTATATTCAGAAGATGATAATTGGATAGCATTTCCGTGGGAAAAATAAACGAATTACCACAAGAAACTTATTTACTAGAATACTTTGCTGGAACATATGGAGACTACATATCAGGTCTTATATCATATTCAGTAAAAGGGTTCTATGATGATTATGAGTTAAAAGACCAATGGAGATATTGGTCAGTTGATTATGCTTTAGTAAAAAGAAATAGATATTCACTAAGTTTAAGAGGTGGTGGATATGAGTTTGTAGAAAAGTATAATGAGTTTATGCTTTCACGTATGATAGAAGATTTTCGTCCTCACTTTGACGAAATGAAACCAACTAAAGTATTATTCAATACGCACCCAAGACTTGTACACAATAGTCAACCAGATAGTAAAGAACATTATAGAACACTTGTAAATGGTTTTACTAAAACAAAAACAATCTTTTTATCAGTGCCTTTAGAGTTTGAATCTATATTCAAAGTTGCATGTAACGAATATTATACAAGTAAGATGCATACAGAAAATAATATGGAAGAATTTTTACAATTATTTAAACTACATGCAGACAAACAAGCACTTGCTCTAAAAATAATACCCGATGAAAAACGTTTCATGTTACATGATGTAGATGATATTTCACCAAAAGATATAGTACAGTTTGGTGATGTTGATAGAGAACGTTTTCTTTATTATCAGGATATGTATAATATAGAAAAAATGGAGTTACTAAATTGGCATACTCAACGTCTTTTAAAAAAGACGCAATACAGTAATCCAGAAATAATCAAAGAAATGAAAGACTACATTAAATCGTTAATGTAGTTAGGAAGTATTTTTCTATCTACATAAGGTCTTATATTATGAGTTTGCCAGTCTGAAATTTTATAATCTAATTCTTGTACAGTTAAGTTATCAAATTTAAATTGTTTTACGTAATCAGCAAAACCAACATACTCAGTATCGTATTTTCCATATAGATAATCTACTTTAATATTTGGATATGCATCTAAGTATCTATATGGGTCTAATATTTTATTGTCGATATCTAATTTCTTAAATCCCCAACATTTAACCATATGCATAATTGCGACATTAATCATGTCTAGCTTTTGGTCAGAAAGATGCTTTGGTCTATTGAACCATCTGAAATAAGATTGAATCCAAGGAGAATGTTCCCAAGAATATGTTGATTGCCCACCTGTGGTCAATACGTTTGTTACGATATCACTTAGATGATATGCGACACTTAATGCACTACCGGCATGTTTAGAATCTGCATATATTATTACGTGTTTATATTTTTTCTTAATATATTCTCTTATCTGATTGCACATTTTTTCTTGTGTATCATTCTTTTCACTTACACCTAATACCATTGCACTAGGGTACAAAGACTCTGGATATCTTAATGGGTCTTCATTTACGATTAGTAAATCAGTATCTAAGTTTACAATTTTCTCACTTACGTTTGTTAGTGGACTTGTTAATCTACCTTCATGTCCTGCATAACTTGTAAAATGAATTATTAACTTATCAAAATCTTTGTCAGTCTTCTTCCAACACATAGTATAATCTTCACTGACATTTTCAAACTTGTCAGTGTCATATTGGTATACTATATCGGAATGAATATCCCAACTACCTGTTCTTGCTTTTTGTAAGTAAGTATCTACTACATCTTTTTTATAAATCTTAGTGTAGATATCGCTACTTTCTATATCACGTAACTGTACGTATTTTTCATATACTAGTTTTTCGTGTAGAAAGTATAAATCAAGTTCATCGTTTAGGTCTATATCTAAATCGAGGAGTTTAATTTTCATTAATCATACTCCGCTAGATACTCCACTAAATCTTTAACATTTTTAATTTCATCTAGTCTTTGGTTATCTAATTCGATATCTAATTCATCTTCTAGTGTTACTAGAATTTCAATACTATCTAAAGAATCTACACCAATCTCTTTAAATGGTTGACCAGACTCGATAAACTCATCAGTTAGTTCAACTTCTGCCCTATCAAGTGTAATCGCCTTTAATGCTTCTAATGTTCTGCTCATTTTAATAGCCGCCTTCATTCTCTTTTGTATGTTCATAAAATGGTGCAAGTTTGAAGTCTTGTGTAATACGTCCTCTTCTTTTGCTACCTGGGTCTGGAATACCACCCTCATTGTCAGTATCCCAATTAGTGATTTTTACCCATCTTCCCCTATTTAGAAGTTTATTTCCTTCTTTTAATGGGAATAGAATAGTGTTCTTTTCGCTAAACTTATTGTAGTAAGGTACACCGTGAAAGCTCCAAATATAGTCCTCTGAGACATTAAATTGGTCTGCACATAGTTTTACTAGCCCTTCCATTTTAATGTTGCCATCTTTATCTTTCTGATATCTACCTAATTGTCCAACGTTTTTAATTCTCATCATTACGTTGTTTATCTTTTCTTTCTCTATAAGTTCTTTTAGTCTTGCTGGTGCCTCATAATTAATCTCTGGAATAATAATAGTACCAGTATTCAAATTCATTTTTCTGTCCACGATATTACGAAGTGCTTTTAGTTTTTTCTTTGCACAACGCATTTCATCTATCTGTTCATACCAATCATCATTATCTACACCATTCAAACTTAAAGTTACGCTACGTAGTCCTGCTTCAATCAAAGTGTTTAAATATTTTGCATGTGACAACCGTAATCCATTTGTAACTAATGTACAACTATGTTTTCTTCCATCAGTACGACCATGTTCATATACTGCACGAATAAAATTTGCACAGTTCGGAGACATTGTAGGCTCTGCACCGATGATACGAACAAATGCACGACCACCAAGTCTATCCATGAAATCTTTAAATCTGTCTAAGTCCATATCAGGTGGTTCTCTGCTAGGTATATAGCAGTTCTTACAAGTCATGTTGCATTTATGCGTGATATCAGCACATATGTCTACAAACGTATTATCTTCTGGTTCTGTAATCTCATAATTAAAGAGTTTATGAATCATGTAGTTTGGTACCTTAATAAATATGTTTATGTACATCTATTTATCGTTCAGGGAAAAGCACCAATGTTGAGGCATTTATACAAGTTTGATTACCAAGTTGACAAAGAGCAACTAAAAAAAGAGCATAAATTAATGCAAGAAAGTAACGAAACTTCCTTGCGTAATGTCAATACAGAGTTGTTAGAAAAAGTCAATGCAGGCAGAGATACTGGTAAAGATATTTTCCCTACATATCATGACCTGAAAGACAAAGAGCAATGGGATAATATGGACACATTGAAGATAAGAGCATTTGATGAATATCAGTACCAGGACGATTATCCAGAAATAAAACGATTAACAAATGATTTTGCTAAGATATTAGACAGTAACGACATAACTCCATTCTTTGTATTGCAAGAACAAAATTCAGATTTTCCAATGCATATCGATATGGGGTTTGAGTGTGCAATAAACTTAATTATAGATGGTGGGGATACACCAATCATGTTTAGAGAAGACGATGGGTCAATACATAAATATAACTACGATAATGCATTACTCAATATCTGTAACGTCTTTCATGGCGTACCTAAACAACAAGATATGAAAAGAATGTTACTTAAATTTAGAATAAAAGATGTATCATATGATAATGCATGTAAACGTATGATGGAGTACTTTGGTGAATAATTCTATACACGACATAGATTTTAATATTGACAAAGATAAACTAATAGAAGAAAGCAATCATTGTCAGTTTGTGCCAATCAATCGTGTTACATTAAAACGTGTTCAGTTAGGTAGTTATGATGCAAAAGGAAAAAAGTTTTCTGACTATCTGAATAAAGAAGATAAAGATTGGTGGATGCGTCAAGACACTTGGCAATCAAGTATGAATGCTGATGCTGAAATGTTATTTAAGATGCCAGAAACTACTAGGATACTTTCTATATTTAAAGAGAGATTAGGAACTAATGAAATAGAAGCAAATTTCTTTACACAGAAAGTAGGAACAAATGTAAAAATGCATGTTGATGTTGGTACATCTTGTGCTATAAATTTTATACTCAAAGGAGATGAAACTCCGATTGTATTTGAAGAAGACGGTACATTTTATTATAAGAATGCATTGATAAATGTAAGTAAGAAACATATGGTACCAGAACAGAAGTCAACTGATAGAATGCTTTTCAAGTTGAGAATTTTGAATATGCCATTTGAAGAAGTAAGAGAAAAATTAATATGAACAAAAGCCAAATATTTATATTACTACATCATGTATCGTTAGCATTAGGTATAGCGATATATGGGTTTGAATGGACTTGGGCTATTGTAGTATTTTTCTTTGGAATGTTTTGGGCTTGGTTAGTAGGTCATAATATTATTCATTATTACTTTGCTCATGGGAAATACCAAGATAGCCTCAAAAGTTATTTTTATACTTTATTGTCATTAACGTCTGGATTGGGGTCACCAATATCATTTAGTGCATCACATAGACAACATCATAGATTTACAGATACAGAAAAGGATCCACACTCTCCACATCATATAGGTTGGAAACGTGTGTACTTTTTGAATTGGGAACCACAAAATATCAATCCTAGACTTCTTGCGGATTTTGCCAGAAGTAAATTTCAAAAATGGGTTCATAAACACTGGTATTATTTGCATATTGCGATAGTATTAGTTATTGCTCTTATAGACTTAAGGCTGTTATTCTTTGCATTGTCTCCCGGAGTTTTATATAGTTTCCATAGTGCAAGTCTAACAAACACGTTATCTCATATTGGCGGAGTACATAGAAATGTACAGGCGCTAAAACCTCTTGCATGGTGGGGCTGGAATCATGCTGACCATCACGATTACAAATAAGCTATTGACTACTAGTCTAAAATAATATATAATTGTACAACATATAGGAGAAAAGCCTATGGCAGAATATGGCGAACTTATGCGACATTCTAATGTCAAGAAACGTTTAGATAGACTTAGAGCATTGCAAGGAAAGACAAAAGATTTAAGACAATTTCATAGTGATTTTGAAAATTATGAGTTCTTAAAGTGGACTTGTTTGTCACATGATGATATTAATTATGAAAAGCTATTGGTATCAGGTGCTGGATATGTAGTGCAATTAGTAGATTGGTGCAATAGTCACTGTGAAGATTATTATGTTGCTTATCAAGGGAAACTGTATTTTAAGAGTGAAACTGATGCCGCATACTTTACAATGGTATGGAAATAGTGTATACTAAAACAATGAATAAAGTAGAAACAGATATTGATATTGATGTAATAGACCGTGACACAGTCCTTACACATTTTCAACACATAACTGCCAGTATCAAAAAAGGCGATAACTGGACAAAACATAATAGTGGTGTGTATCTTCAACCTATTCCATATGATCCAATATCTGGTTTATCTGCTATCGAATATAAAGAAGCAGAAGAACGTGGGTACTTCAAATTAGATTTTCTTAATAATAGTTTGTATGAAGGTGTGCGTGATGAAAAGCACCTTGATGAATTGATTGCAAAAGAACCTCTATGGGACTTATTACAACATGAAGATATTGTGAAAAATCTTGCACATATTCACAATCATATTGATGTCTTAAAAGTAATGAAGCCTCAAAGTATAATGGAACTGGCAGAAGTTCTAGCAGTCATTAGACCTGCAAAAAGGCATCTGCTTAATGAAAGTAAATCTAAAATTTCAGAGTTAGTCTGGCAAAAGCCAGAAGATGGTACTTACTATTTTAAAAAAGCACATGCTATTGCATATGCAGTAAGTATTGTGGTTCAGCTTAATCTATTTTGCGAACAAGTTGAACAGAACGCCTCTTAATACGTTTCTGTATAATATTTGATAGACTGGTCTCTGGTCCCCATAGAACATCAACATCTTTTGAATTCATATTCAATATCCAATTCTTATACTTGCCAATCTGTGACCCCAAAAATAGATTAATCGGCATAAGCCTATTAGACTCCCACCACCATTGTTCTCCTAATTCTACAAACTTCTTTCTTAATTCAGGTGTTGGTATAGCCTCAAAGTTGTACATTGAAGTTATCACTTGGTCTGAATTTATAATTATACCTAGATGCTCAGTAAATTCTTTTTTATTTCCGTATCTCACATACGAGAAAAAAGGATAATTTTCTTGCATCCACTGTTGTTTTTCATTGTCCATCGTTATATTTAGCTAAGTTAGAAAAATGACTTCTGGGAGATAAATACATATATGAATTTAAACATGTTTCAATATGACAAAACTATTGAAATTACTTGTGCAGATGGTGACAACACAAGTAGTATGACAACTTACCTGAGGAATATGCCAATGTATGACGGACAACACAAACTACATAAGGGTATCGATAATACTCTTAGATTTAACTTGAGAGATACCGATAGGAAACCTATCGACTTGACTAATAAAACCATTATATGGAAAATGTATGATAGAGAAACGAGAGAGAATGTTTTATTCAAATACCTTAACGTCACCAACGCTACCAAAGGTATGGCTTCATTGACTATATTCACATCAGATACGATAATGCTACCTCAGGGCTTTTATCAATTTGCTATGTATACTGTCGAAAATGGTATAGAACAAATCATTTATACTGACACATATGATAATGCTAAAGGCGTAATCGAAGTTATAGATGATGTATATCCAGAATTCGTAGATTCACAAGAAAGCGGTACATTTTTCAACGATGGCTCTTACTTTATGTCAACTGCTTTCGATGGATCTTCTTCAACATCTAAGTCAAAATCAATTCATACTATCGCTTTGTACTTTGATAATTTCTCTGGAACTGTTAATTTACAAGGTGATTTAAGTGAACAACCAAGTTCGCAACACTCAGATTGGTTCAATATCAATCCAAAATTATTCTCAAATCCAGATATTACAGTTAATAATGAGACTGGTGTACAAGCATATGTACTTGAAGCAAACGTGAATTGGATCAGAGTAAGATATACTGCGACAAGTGGTTCTATCAAAAAAGTTCTATTAAGAAACTAATATTGCACTTGACTTTCAGTCTGTAGTTTGCTATTATACTACTATGGACCTTCAACAAGTAATATTCACACATATCCCTGGAAAGAACAGACAATCTAGTGGTGGCTGGACTAGTTTCAACTGCCCATGTTGTATCGAGGAAGGCGAACCTCGTTTGGATACTAGAATGCGTGGGGGTGTTCGTAGCGACGGTGATTCCATATCATACCACTGTTTTAACTGTGGGTTCACTGCAAGCCATCGTCACGGAAGAATACTGAATAAGAAATTTTTAAAACTCATGCGAAATATGAATATTTCTGAAAGCGAGATTAAGCGTTTACAGTTAGAAGCAATCCGTCAGAAAGAATTGTCTGAAGGTCCATACCTATTCACATCTAAGACACAAGTAACACGTGTCCCAAGTTTTCCCGATGCTGAACTTCCTGAAGGTTCGGAAGATTTGGAAGTTTTACTAGCAAAAGATAACCCTCCAGAAGGAGCCATCTATGCAGTTAAATATTTGATTGATAGAGGAGTATATGATAATATAGATAATTGTTATTGGTCTCCAGATAAATTATTTAAAAATAGAGTTATATTTCCATTCTATCAAGGTGATAGAATAGTAGGTTACACTGCACGTGATATAACTGGAAAGTCCTCGTCTAAATATATGACAAAGGCACCGAAAAAATTTTTACATAATGTAGATAAGGTAAAATCTAATAATAAATACTTAATCGTATGTGAAGGTATAATCGATGCTCTTGCATTGGATTGTATTGCGATTACAAGTAATGAGGCTTCACAAGACCAAATTGATTATATCAATCAATTTAAAGGAGAGGTTATTGTTTGTCCAGATAGAGACAAGGCTGGTGAAAAATTAATCAAACAAGCCCAAGAAAATGGTTGGAGTGTATCTTTCCCTATGTGGGAGGACGACATTAAGGATGCCGCTGATGCAATTCAACGTTATGGTAAACTATATACCTTACAAAGTATTATAGATGCACGTATAAGTAACAACACTAAGATAAGTGTGAAAATGAGAATAGGATAAAAAATGAAAAAATTAAAGAGTACAATTATTCCAGAACCAAAAGAACAACCGGCACCCCCTCCACCTCCTCCGATGCCGACACCTCCTGCTCCTCCTAAGCAACCAGGTGATTTCTTAAGAGAGAATGGTGTGTTGTTTATGGACAAAGAATTTAATCAGGATAACTGTATGCCTCTTGTGAAAATGATTGTTGAATATAATTTGATGCCAAAAGATAAAGCACCAGAAGTTATTCACTTATATATCAATTCACCAGGTGGATTTGTAGACAGTTGTATGCATCTAATTGATACAATCAAGCAATCACGTATTCCAGTTTATACATATGGTATGGGTTCTATTGCAAGTTGTGGTGTCATGTTGATGATGTCTGGTGTTAAAGGACATCGTTATCTTACACAAAATACCGCAGTAATGTCACATGAGTTTAGTGGTGGCACAAAAGGACAATATCATGATATGGTTGAAAGTCGTAAGCATATGGATTGGACTAATGAAAAACTTATGGAACACTACATTAAGTGTACAGGTAAAACGAAATCATATATTCGTAAGCATTTGTTAGCACCTAAGACAGACCATTGGTTAACTCCAGAAGAAGCAATTAAACACGGTATCGCAGACGAATTAATCACAACTTATTAATAACTTTTCTATTGACTCTTATAACAAAATCTGCTATTCTAATAGTAATAATTTTGTAACAAAGGTGGGTCCTATGAAGATTATCGCAGGCAATAGTAATATTGAATTGGCGGGAAAAATAGCTGAACATTGTTTTACAGACCTTGTTCCAGCAGAGATTAAAACATTCGCAGACGGAGAATGCTCAGTAGAGTTTCATGAAAACATCAGAGGTGAAGATGTTTTTATTATTCAGAGTACAAGTACACCAGTTAATGATAACTTGATGGAATTGATGGTTATGATTGATGCGGCTAAACGTAGTTCTGCAAAACGTATCACGGCAGTTATTCCATATTTCGGATATGCTAGACAGGATCGTAAGAGTGCATCACGTACTCCTATCACTGCAAAGCTAGTTGCAAATCTTCTTACAAAGTCTGGTGCAGATAGAATCTTAACAATGGATTTACATGCAGGACAAATTCAAGGCTTCTTTGATATTCCTGTTGATGATTTGACAAGTAGATTGGTATTTGCAAAAGACATTCAAAGACAAATTAGAGTTACAGAAGAACCAATTGTTTTTGTTTCACCAGATGCTGGTGGTACGGTAAGAGCAAGAAAGTTTGCTGATATGTATCATGCCAATTATGCTATCGTTGATAAACGTAGACCAGAGGCAGGTAAGGCAGAAGTTATGAATTTAATTGGTGAAGTTAAAGGTGCTCATGCAATTCTTGTAGATGATATTGTTGATAGTGGAGGAACTCTTTGCAATGCGGCTGAGGCAATATTAGATGCAGGTGCGTTAAGTGTTAGAGCATATATTACACACGGAGTATTAAGTAGTAATGCTTGTGATAAAATTGAAAAAAGTAAGTTAGATGAACTTGTTATTACTGATAGTATTCCAACTAATAAAGGCTCATGGAAAAAGACACGTGCAGTAAGTGTTTGCGGATTACTAGGAGAAGCAATTAGACGAGTTAACAATGAAGAAAGTGTTAGCAGTTTATTTAAAGTAAAGATACATTCATGATGGAAAGAAAAAAATTAGACAAAGGTTTACACTGGACAACTTTTTACAGTGAAAAACTTTTACTAGCAGTGATTGGTGCTCTTACAATGTTCGCCGCAGGCATGGATGTTTACGAAATGGTAATCAACATGAGTGTAGAACTAGGCGACTTATTCTTGTTATTCATCTATGCAGAAATTATAGGTATGGTAGGAGCATTTTATATCAGTAACAGAATACCTGTTACACTGCCTATTATCATTGCAATGACGGCACTTTGTAGATTGATTGTATTGCATAGTAAAGACAGTGAACCTTGGATGCTCTTTGCAGAAGCAGGTGCTATTGCTATATTGGCAGGAGCCGCTTATGTTATGAGTCTAAAAGATAAACTTAGTCTTGAAAAGAAAGCAATAAGAAAGGAATAAATGACAGTACAAAAATATTTTGGAAAAACTAATAGCGAGTTGTATGATAATTGGGATAACTATCATGAAGAAATAATCAATGGTAGCGAATGGCGTTGTCATAAAAATGCATCAGAATGGATTATGAATACAGTTGATGAAGCAGATCCAATTGCAGATTTGGGTGCAGGCAATGGTGAGATAGGATATGAATTAGAACAAAACGCTCACTATGGTAAAGGTCCTTATATTATTGATGCATATGATATGAATCAAAAAATGTTAGATAGATTTATTACAGAAAGCTATAGAAGTAAAACATTACATAATATTTACGATGGCCCTCTTCCTACACAATACAAATATATCGTAGGTACAGGTGTATTCACACTAGACCATATAGATGCAGGAGCATCGAAAAATTTAGCAGATAGTCTCACAGAAGATGGATTTTTATTTGCACCAATGGCTTATTCATATCATGATAATTATTTAGAAACAGGTGGTTGGTTTGAACAAAAAGATTTAGAAATTTATATTGTAGGTAAACCATACAAGAGTATAGTAATAGATGGTCAACAGGAATATCATAGAGATATAATTTTAAAAAGAAAATGAAAAAGTTTATTGTAGATTGTTGGAATAGTGTAATGGATCATGAAAAGAATCCATTAAGTAACATACCAGATTTAAATGTTAGACATATGATAATGCAAGTACTAGCATTTATTTGGTCGGGTGTGTTTGCAGTTGCTATAGCAGATAGTGTTATGATTTTCAGTATCAGTGCGTTAGCACATGTATTGATAATCGGTGCAGTTGCTATTACTGTTGGCACATTCAAAATAGCAGAACATAAACCCTGGTTGTTTGGGTCTTATCATTCACACGGAAGACAAAGATTATATACAATATATTATGATGCAAATGGAAATCCGTATAAGGTTCCATTGGATCCACATGACCCTGGCGGAGAACACGAATAAATCATTTGACAATCATCGTTGAACAGAGTAGAATAGAAGTATGGCAGAAGAAGTAAAAGATTATAGTTTAGATTTACAAAAATTATTTGTACAGTTTATGATAACTGATCCTGAACTTTATTCAAGGGTAAGAGCGATTGTAGAACCTAAGTACTTTGATAGAAATTTAAGAAAAGTAGTTGAAGTTTTAGTAAATCACAGTGAAGAATACGCTAGTATTCCAACTCCTGAAATTATTAAAGCACAAACTGGACAAGACATAGAAAAATTAGATGATATAAATCAACACATAGATTGGTTTATTGATGAGTTTGAAACTTTCTGTAGACATAAAGCAATCGAAAAAGCAATTATTGATAGTGCAGATTTGCTTGAAACAGGCAAGTATGGTGAAGTAGAACTTAGAATTAAAGAAGCAGTACAAACTGGACTTGCACGTTCATTAGGTACAGATTACTTTGCAGATCCTAGAGCAAGACTTGAAAAACTAAAAGATAATAACGGACAAATCACAACTGGTTGGAAATCACTAGATGATAAACTCTATGGTGGTATCAATCGTGGTGAGATTTCTATTTTCTGTGGTGGATCAGGTGCAGGTAAATCTTTGTTCATGCAAAACATGAGTTTGAATTGGGCAGAAGCAGGATTAAATTGTGTGTATTTCACACTTGAACTTTCAGAAGAACTATCAAGTATGCGTATGGATGCAATGCTTACTGATAGAAGTACAAAAAGAATTTTTAAAGAATTAGATGATGTAGAACTAGCAGTTAAAACTAAAGGTAAGAAGTCTGGCATGTTGCGTGTTAAGTATCTTCCTTCTGGTTCAACTATTAATGACTTGCGTTCTTATATCAAAGAACTACAAATACAAACTGGTAAGCGAATAGATTGTATGTGTGTAGATTATCTTGACTTGTTGATGCCAGCAACAAAGAAAGTATCAGCAAGTGACTTGTTTATTAAAGACAAATATGTAACAGAAGAAATTCGTAACTTTGCAATGGAAACTGAAACAGTTATGGTAACTGCATCACAGTTAAACAGAAGTGCAGTTGAAGAAATCGAATTTGACCATTCACATATCGCAGGTGGTATCTCTAAAATTCAAACTGCGGATAATGTTATTGGTATCTTTACAAGTCAAGCAATGAGAGAACGTGGACAATATCAATTACAGTTATTGAAAACACGTTCATCAAGTGGTGTAGGTAGTAAGATTAATCTAGTATTTGATAGAGATAGTCTTAAAATATCTGATGATGTTGAAGGATTTGATGATGGAGACAAATTATCGTCTACATTGAATGTTGTTGATACATTACGTCAAAAAACCACTGTAAAAGCACCAGAAACTAACACAGAAGAAAAAACTGATGTTGCAATGAACCTGAGAGCAATGTTAAAGACCAAGACACGTTCTCCTTTTGATGAAAACTGATAAATACAGTTAGAACGGAGAAATATCATGGATAAACCTCGAAAAAGTCTCTTTGAAGAACTTAATTCTATCTCTTATGAGAGAGATAATAAGCGATTAGTAGAGCAAAAAGGTGAACATATCATATCCGGAGCGATAAATCTTATGGAATTTATCACCCGTGAGTTTGATGATGAGACTGCAAATGACTTAACTAAGAGATTAGTTAATAGCATTAGGTCTAAAGATCCTAGGAAGTTTAAACGTGGTATAAACAGTGTCAAGGCTAAAACAAAATGACTTTAGAGCAACAGTTAAACAGATTAAAAGTACTATCAGGTATATATAAACCATATCTACCAGAAGAAACTCAGCAAGAGAACATATCTTATACTGGTACAGAAAAATCTAAACTTCAAAAGAAACATAATATACAGCCAGGCACAGATGAATGGTTTAAGTTATGGTTTGCAAAGCCTCATTTAACTGGCGAGAGACCTTTTGGGGATAAACAATGAAGATAAAAGACATATTAGGCAAAGGCAGAGAGCGTAGGTTTAGAGGACCACGTAAGCCTCGTCTTAAACAAGTAGGATTTCATAAAAAATTAAAAGGTCTATTAGATGCAAAGTTGAGTGAAGAAGATAAGAACACTCACTTAGACCATGCAGAAGAATTAGTATTCATAAATGGATCAGAAGGTCTAAAACGTGTTGTAGATACGTTCACTAAATTATTAAATACACTTGATGGAAAAGGTGGCGGTGATGCAATCACTACAAAATGGGACGGATCACCGGCTGTGTTTGCTGGAACAGATCCAGCAGACGGAAATTTCTTTGTAGGCACAAAAGGTGTATTTGCTAAAACACCAAAATTAAATAAGTCTCCAGAAGATATAGAAAACAATCATCCAGATACTACTAAGAATGGTGAACCACAAGATAAATCAGGTCTACGTGGTAAATTGAATTCGTCATTAGAGCATTTAAAAGATTTAGGTATTGAAGGTGTATTACAAGGTGACTTGTTATTCACTAAAGGTGATTTAAAACAAACGAACATAGATGGTAAAGCCCATATAGCATTTAAGCCAAACACAATCACTTATGTTGTACCTGCGGATAGTCAAATAGCAAAAGAAATGATGGCGGCTGAGATTGGTATTGTATTTCATACAAGTTATTCAGGCGATAGTTTAGCAGATATGAAAGCAACGTTTGGTTATGATGCAAGTAATCTTAAGACTACTCCAAAAGTTTGGTTCACAGATGCACGTATTAAAGATGTATCAGGACAAGTAAACTTAAAGAAAGAAAATGTTGCAAGAATAAGATTAGCAATTAAAGAATTAGCAACAATGAAAGTTGATGCAGATACTTTTAAAGCAATCAATCAGAAGATTGGTCAGATAAATTTAGTTGACGCTATCAAGGCACATGCAAACAAACCAATACGTTCAGGTCAAGCATTAGAACAAGATGCAGATGTGTTTGTTAAAGAGTTTTTACAGGGTTTACATGCAAAATTAGATAAAGAAATTAGCAATTTAGCTACAGGACCTGAAGGAAAAGCAGGTCAGGCTAGATTAAAAGCAAAAGATGATATAGGAAATATCATAAATACATATGAGAAACAAATTGCAGATATGTATCGTGCTTATCTAAAAGTTGAAGCAGTCAAAATGATGTTTCAACAAAAGATGAAGAACATAAAAGCAATAGACAGTTTCATTGAACAACCAGATGGTTCATTCAAAGTGACAGATCCAGAAGGATTTGTTATTGTTGACCATGTAGGAAAAGCAATGAAAATTGTTGACAGATTAGAATTTAGTGCGGCAAACTTTGCACCAAGGGATTAGTTAAATGTTAAGTAAGAAATGCAAACTACACTTAGAAGAAGTTGGAGAAACACGTTGGGAACATTTCAAACATGCAATGTGGGTCTCTTGGCAATTAGAGAAGGCGGCATACGCATGTTTTCTTCACGCATTTGCACCAAGATGGTTTCAATCTTATGCAAGTGATAAGTGTAAAGAAGTGTTAGATTCAAGGAACACAAAATAATGGAACAGTATAAAAGCAAATTACAATTAGTCAATACTTTTACAGAAAGTAGATTGTTTAGAACAAAGCAAAATCAAAATAAAACAAATGTTGATGATGCGGCAGAATTAACATTTGCTTACATGATGATTTTAAACATGTTCAACAAAGATTACGAATTTGCTCCATTGGCATCTGATTATGCAAGTAGAACAATCGCATATCGTAACTTTGATTATTTCAGAACAAGTGGTACAGATTTATATATAATGATTAATAGACTTATAGGTAAAGAAGTAGACGATAAAGATGAAAGAGATAAGATTGCATTAAGTCGTATTAATCTAAAAAGACAGGAAGCTATAAGATATCTAAATCATATAGGATCAAACAAGTCTGAGTCAGGATTTGAACAAAGAATGTTACTAAGATTTCAAAGAGATTTAAACATACAAGATGGAATGCTTAAATCTATGAGAAGACTAGTAGGTGATTGGGATAATTTAAATCAAAATCAAAAAGCCCTAGTTACTACTAGAATGATGCAATATTTACGTAGAAAAGCAATGCGTAGTGAGTTGATGCCAGCGTTACAGAAGTTCCAAAAGCGTGGAAACTACATAGTTAATGACAAAAAAGACACTAAAAAGAAGATTTGGGATAGCCCAATTACTAAAGCAGGTGTGGCAATCGGTGCAATTTACGGTGCAGGCAAGCTAGGAAGAGAGTTAGGTAAGACTTCTTATCAAACTGGACGTAATATAGGCGGAAAATTCCAATCTCGTGGTAAGTAAACACCCATTTTTTTGCAAAAAAAGATAAATAAAAGCATAGAGCAATACAATTTTATAATGCTCGAGGAAATATCTATTTAGGAGAACTAAAATGGCAAAAGTACATGAAACATATTCAGCAGGTCAATTCCTTACTGGTAACTTAAATCACTTCACAGTGACAAAAACTGGTATGGCGGCTTCTGACATGAAAGCAATTATCGAAGGTGCAGGAACACGTGCTACAGTAGTACTAGTTGGTGCTATCGATGGTAACGATGTAAGAATCGCAGTAGAAAACAACGGCGCATGGGATGCCGCTGGTTTAGACGCGGCTCTAGGTGCTGATTTTTCAGTAGCAGACTTCGACTACTAATTTTTACCCCCCTGGACTTTAAGTCCAACCCACACTTTGCGTGTATTTAAAAAGGCCCTCTAACGAGGGTCTTTTTTTACCTCTAATTTACCGACAAATTTGATAAATACATATAACAGAAATATAAATTTTATATTTGGAGAAAACAATGGCAAGAATACACGGAGCCGCAAGTGCTGGTGAGAACTTATCAGGTAATATTAACTTTTACACATTATATGTTAAAGGTTTAGATATCACTGTGACTAGTAATGTAGCAGACCAAACACAACAAAACTTTGATGATGTTGTTAACCTAATTTCATTGGTTGCACAACCAATCATAATGAATAATCCAATCGCAGTTACACTTGATGGTTTAGCACCGTCGTTAACAGGCGCAGGATTCTTATTCAAATTTGCAGTAGAGCATGGTAGAGTATTTGAAAGAAACGGAGATACGACTTCTGTTCTTAAAGAACTATTTGAAAATGTAACTATCGATGGTGTTACATTAGTAGAAGGTTCAAATATCGAATACGTCATGTCAGACATACTTTAATCTTAGGAGTTTGTTTTGGATTGGAATCAACTAATTGAATCCAGAGTACAAACCACTACTTGGGATTTAGAAAAAGAAGTATCAAAAGAGACAGTTGAATCTATAATGGATGAAGTTCATAAACGTTCTGCATCCAAACAAAATCTTGTAAGATATGAAATTCAAATATTTGATTGGTCAGATACAGAGTTTAGAAATCATTTCAACGAACTCTGTATTAGAGAACCATATAAAACACCAGTAGAATACAATACTCAGGTTCTAGCACCTTGGTTAATAATATTCAAACGTAGAAAAAATATACACTGGAATAGAGCAGGAGACCTTACTTCTGATTATCCAGATATAGATTACTCAACAGAACTTTTTAATAGATTTGTACCAAGTTCTTTAGAAACTGGAATAGCATCGGCTAATATAATACTATCAGCCAAAGCAAAAGGACTTGATACTGGATACTGTGCTTGTTTTAATTGGGAATATGAACATGCAAATGTTATTAAAGAGAAGTTAGAAATAGATGATCCAAAAGATGTGTACGTATCTTTAGGACTAGGATACGGATCTTCACTGAAACGAACACTCAATTTACACACAAATCAATGGCACAATACTTTTGCACATGTTGGTAATATGTGGGAAAGAGAATCTAAGCCAAATAAAGACGATTACATTAAATTCGCATAAAAAATTTCTGAATTAAAATGATAAATACAAACAATGGGATTTTACTTTCCCTAGTTTGGAGTTATTATTATGGCAGGAATTGATAGCAAATTAGCACAGTTAGAGACAGAAAGTTTAGAAACTCATGTTGCAGTTGCACATGAACGTTTTAAAAACTTAGACCAGAGCATCAATAGACTAGAAGGTATAGTTGAAAAGAATGCGGCTGAGACTAAAGAAGGTCTTTCTGAACTTAAGAAAATTATTATTTGGGCAAGTTCCACACTGTTTGCTACAATGTTGTTAGCATTACTTACATCTGTTTTTGGTCAAGCGGTAGGTTTATAATGCAAGTATTTGAAGTACTCCAGCCAATAGAAGAAGCCAAACTAGTTTACGCTAGAAAAGGTAGACAGATTGTACGTAAGTACAGATGTTCATCTGGCAGACTAAAGGGTAAAACAGTATCAAGTCCTACGGCTTGTTTTAAACCAGTCGATATTAAAAAGAGATTTACTCTTGCAAGAACTAAGGCGAAAATGGGTTCAAGACTAGCAAGAAAATCTAGGATGACAAAAAGAATGAACCCGGCAAGTAGACGTTTAAAAACGTTGAACAAGAGGTAAAGAGAGGATATTATGGATCTAAAAAATAAAATTAAAGAGTCTATGAGAACAGAAAGTATAAACGACAAGATTGCCGACATTGCAGATTTAGTTGGTGAGAAAGAAGAAGTTGTACGTGATAGATTAAAGACTTTAGATTTTAGACAATATATTGAACTTGTTAAAGCAGTCAGAGATACAGAAATGGAAACTGCTAGAGACATTTTAGGTCTAGGTATCGAAGAAGCAAAGTACTATTACGATGGTAAAGTATCCCTTATCTCTAAAACAGAATTTGACAAAATTCATAAAGAT